CCGTTTACTGATAGCTCAGGGGTTTCAATTTGAGTTGGTGCAGGCGGCAAAAATACTCCTTCATCCGGAGGCGTTGAAAGGTTGTATGTTTTCTGAAAGGTGAAATTAAATTCTACTCTCCAGCCCATTTCGTTTTGCAGAATTTTTCCGGTGCTTGCAATATCCAGGCTGTTAAAATCAAAAATGTTGAATGGTGTTTCGCAGCGATCGGCGTCGGGTCCGTAGTGGTCTTGCCATATCTGCCGGAGAATATCATATAGGATTTTTTCAGTTTTTGCGTAGGCAGGATCTTCTCCGGCGATATCACCTTCGCGAACGTGGTCGAGAATTGTTATTGCTCCCTGGGCTGTTTGTTTGATGTCATAAACGATTTGCGAAGTTGTTTTTACTTCGTATAGCTCAAGGAGCATGACAGGAAAACTGCATTTGGTTCTCAGGCTCCCCGTGAGTTCATTGAGGTTCCACTTGGCAAAGTGCATGGAACTTGCCGGTGCGTCGCCTGTTTCGGAGAGTGGATTGTGCAGCAAGTCTGTGTGAGATATTGCAAGCTGCCTGAAGTAATTAACGTAGTTAATTGCGTTGCTAGTGGCGTTCATAGGATTCTCGAATTTCTTTGGCTTTGATAGCTTCTTGCTCCATTTCGAAGAAGAGCGCTTTTAGTAAGGTGCGTCTTACCTGGTCCCGGGTTCCGTTTTTTGCGCCGGCCGCTGAGTGGATGCATTTGGTAAAAATGAGCAGATCGGTTTTATTGCTGCTGTCGCCTCCTTCATGCAGGGTTGGGAAATATAGTGGCAGCATTGATCTGCAGCCTAAATACCACATAAAAACAGTAAACAGGATAGTAGGCGGCTGCTTCAAAAAATGCTTTTCCATTTTTTGGAAGTCGTATGTTATGTATTTGTCATTTGTTGCGTTGTATGTAATAAATTCCTCATTGTCCGGACGGAAAATAATTGCTGCGATGGTGGCCAGGAATTTAATATCAGGAGTTTGCTGAAACTGCAGGAATGCTATTTCTGTATTTTCGAATTCTCCTGCAGTCATATTATCAAAGTCGTTTTCAAGGCCGAGCAGTTTTTGGGCGGTTTGGAAGCGGCTTTTTTTTATTTTGAGCTGAGGGTAAGGCTGTTTGGTGAGGCCGTTGCTTGAATAAATGAATTCGGTTAGCTGCATTCCATCAGTGGCGAGATCTTCGGGGTCAAGCTGCTGAATTACTTCGATTGGGATTTTCTGCAGGCTGGCTCTGTATTTAAGTAGCTCCAGTAGAAGTACTGATTTGGCTGTATTCTGTTCCTGCAGTTCGCTGAGCATTACTTCCGCTATGGCGATAAGCTCCGGCGTTTCCAGTTCGTTCCATGTGGTAGGGAATTCGATCTCCTTATCAATGAAGGCGGGCTGATATAGATTTATGGTTGTCAAGTGGCGAAGGTAGCCGGTGGTTGTACTTTGTAAAAGGACAAGTGAAATTTATGATTTATGGGTAGCGTAAGCAGCGGCCAGCCTTGTATCATAATTGTATTTCCTGTATGCGGCTCCGTTGTAATAAAATGCTACTGTTTTCCAGTCCACGCGTGTGAGGCCAGCTGAGAGTTTTGGAATTGATTTTATAAAGCGGATTGAGGTTTCGATTTGGTTGGCTTCGCTTTCCTTGTTAAAATCCCAAAAATCGTTTACGGTTTTGAATCCGGTTATGTCGTAGTTGAATCCCATTACTTGCATCAGGCCGATACTGGTAGATAGTAGCGCAGCTGTGGGGTCCTTTGAGTATGCATCGTTGAAGGCGAGCCATTCCTGCGTTTGGCGTTCTACCTTGTTGAGCGTCCAGGCTCCGGACGGTGTGTAGGGCGATTTTCTTTTAAACCAGCTTGGCTCGAATTGTATTATGATTTTGCCATCAGCTGAGAAGCCATGTCCTCCGCTTTCTACGTCGATTATAGCTTGCAGCGCAGCGAATTCGTAGCCATGTGATTTAGCCAGGGTTTCTACGTCCTGCCTTGTGTATGTTTTCATAGGATATGAGGATATTATTTAATTGCTGTTTTTAGAATAAAAACTCCGGCTCCCACTGCAGCTGCTTTCCAAAAAAATGATTGAATTTTTTTGTGCCGTATTTGTTTTAATAATTGCTTATTGTATGTGGTGAGTGCTTGCTGTTGGTCTATGGCTGTATTGAAAGACTGGCGCAGCTGAAAATACAAAGTATCTTTCATGGCAGCGAGCTTGGCTACCTGGGTGATCTGGCTCTCGAGGTTTGAAATTGTTTTGTTGCATAGGCTGTCAGATAGTGCGGAGCTTTCTACCAGGTCTTTTGCGGCCTGTTCTGTATCGTCGTGCTGTTCAATGGTTCCCGGGATGGCCGCTGCTGCTTGCCTTAAAAGGATCTCGCCTCGGCGCTTATTTTCCTCCTGGGCGGTTTTGAGTTTGCAGCTGAGGTCCTTTCGATCAGCTGTGATTTTACTTATAACTAAAATGAGGCTGTCAGAATTTACTTTGTATTTGGCTTCATTCTGTATTACTTTCTCGATTTGGGTTTTAATCGAAATTACTTTTGGCTGTTTAATGGTGTGGCAGTTGCAAGTAAACAGAATGAGGGCGGCCAGTATTCCAGCGGCCAGGATAATTAAAAAGTGTTTGGCTTTCATAGTCTGCAGGGCGGCTTTGGAATTAATGAATCTATTTGCTTGGTGAGTGAATCCAGGGTTTTCCATTTGCTGTTATTGGATAGCCGCAGGCTGTCAGTTTTGAGGGTGAGCATAGCGGAGCTATCGCGATCTGACTGGCCTTGTAATTTAAGGCTGTCCAGCGTTGCTTTGGCTGCTTTTTGTTCAGTCTGGGCTTTTGATTTCTTTGGAGGGTAAATGACAAAGAAGACAAGTGCTGCGAATAGTAATAAACGGGTTTTCATTTTTTTGATTTTTTAAGAAATTCTTTGATATCAGCGACGGCTTCCGTCGATTTTTTTACGCTCGAGTCCAGCTGATCTCCTCTTTTCGTTTGGCCATCAATGAGGCGGTTAAAGAGGGTGATATTTAATTGCGCTGCTTCGTGGTCGCGTAGCGATGTGGCAGCTTCGTTTTTTGTTCTGTATTCCGAGAATGCCATATCAGATCTCATCCAGCCGGTGGCCAGGAAAACAATAACTAACATCATTGCTGCGATCAGCATTTTTACCGGCGTTAAAGTCAATAAATATTTGATGTCTTCCATTTGGTTTCATTATATTGGCATTTCGATGCTTTTCTAAAAAGAGCCCGGCTAAGAATAGCCGAGCTTTGGTAGGCGCTGTTTGCCTGGCTTTCATAGGTGTTTGTATTTTTAAAGCATTCCAAAACTGCTTGTGAGTTCTGTGTTTATTGAATTGCTTGTATCTGCTGTTTGTGTTAAAAATCCTTTCCAGCTGGTGAAGTCGGTCGGGTTTGCTTTTAAAAAAACGGTTATGCTGTTTATATAAACCTGGGCGCTGGCGATGCAGCTTTTCATCAGTTCTATTCTTGCGTTATCATCTGCGCCGGCGCGTGTATTATCCTTTGCATTTTCGGAGAATGAGCTTAGAGAAACAACTGAAAGGCCGTTGCTGTCTATGCGAACATTGAGCATTGGCAGCGAGAATGCCACTGAGAAGTAAGCGATTGCTTTTTTTATCCGCTGCATTAATTTTTCTTCAATTTCGCTGAATGCGGTGGCCGCTGCGTCCTTTGTTTTCAGATCATCGTAGAGCGTATCGCCGAGCAGGTCCCGGATGTTGTTTTCTTCTACGTCGAACATTTTTGCGCGTATAGCGTAGAAATTACGGTAAGGCGTATGCGAAGCATAAAGCTGGTCGAATTCTTTTCCTGACTTTATGAATAGGCTGCGGTATTTTGTATATGCTGCGCTGGCTGTCCATAATGGGTAATCGCCTGCGTTGAGTTCTAAAAATTCGATCAGCTGTTCTGAGCAGGCCTCTCCTTCTCTTAAATTAGCCTGGGCGAAATTTGTGCTTTGGTATTGGAACGCTGTTTTGTTTGTGGTGGTTTCAATTCTTTGTACTCCTGAATCGGAGAGCTGAATATCTGCCTTTGGTGCGTAGTAGTAGCATAGCAGTGGGCCAATTATTTTTCTGCATTTATCGAGCAGCGCTCCGCTTGTTCCGGAGAGATCTGTTTCGGCTGAAGTATCTGCATAGTCAGCTTTGAGGGCGGCCAGTAATTCAACTCCGGTGATCTGCTGTATATGGCTGTTTTCAATGAATTCGATTGTTGACTTTACCGATTCCAGGGATATTGTGCCGCTGATCTGCGCGAACTGTTTGATTTTATCTGAGGTTTTGAAGAGCATTAGCTTACAACTTTTTGGGTTCCGGAATTTTTGTCGAGCGTGGTTAATTGTGTATCGCGAATTCTGAATACAATGTCTTCTCCCCATGCGTTGTAATCTCTGGCCAGGTAGAGTGGTTCAAGTGCTACTTGCCTTTCGAGGCTTAGCATGGCATTGTATATCAGGAATGCTTCTCGCTGGTCGCTGCCTCCGGTGCGTTGCGCTCCGGTTCCCAGGGTTCCGGCTCCGAAGAGAGTCGGATGGACCTGCATGGCGGCGAGTATTTGCAGATCAGCTGCCGAGGTCGTGATCAGTTCCTTATCTACTGAATATTTGCTTTCGATGGGGGTAATTTTTATACGGCTGAATTCGGCTTTGTTGTGTGCGTCGTAGTCAAAAAATGAAATGAACGTGGAGAAGGTGGCCTTATCGCTGGTTAGAAATTCGTCCATTTCTTTTAAAAGGTTTCCTTTTAAAACTTTTTTTGTTTCCTCGTCGTAGCCCTTCCAGGTTTCTTTGCCGTATTTGTCTTCGAAATATGCCTTTGGTATTTCGATGTGGTTCTGAATCTTCATGCCTTTTTTCAGATAGGCTTTTACGATCGTGGGATTTTTGCAGGCTATTTCAATCCAGCCTCCCAGGCGGGCGCCGTCCCAGTATGGGACCTGGTAGTAAGTTTTATTTGTGGATGGGTAATTGACTGGCATTATTGCCGAGCGAAGCGCCTCGGGTGGCCGGTGTTTCATTTTCTCTGCGATTGTCCGGAGGCTGTTAACCTGGTCGTACATATCAATGCAGTCGATTGCTTTTAAAAAAATGTTGTCAATTTCAGTTAGCGTGGTTGGGTTTTCCATCAGGCCAAGCACCTTTTTCTCGGGGTCGAATTTCGCAAACTGATCTTTGGAACTTCCCCACATTTTTGAGAGGTAGGCAGTTTCGATATCGCCTTTGTCATTCATCTGCTTGAAGCGAGCGTCGCAGCTTTCCTGGTGTACGAATCCGGTAATTTTTGAGCCATCTTTGGAGAGAATTGCTTCCGGGAAGCAATTAAAATACCATGTCCAGTCCTGAAAATATTCGAGCCAAAACCTGAACATTGAGCGCTGTTCTAAAAAGGCATATACTTCTTTTCCATCTGCGCGTGTGAGGGGTTTGAAGATCTCGGTTTTTCCATCGTCTTCGTAGTCCAGTATTCGCCCAGGGATTATTCCAGCACCGTAGAGCGCCCGGGCTTTCCAGTCAAGCGCTGATTTACCGATACCACAATAGGCCATCTGGTTTTCAATGTTCTGAGGGAATCGGTTGTCTTCTCCCCAATATGCCACTTCGAGCGCCACTTGCGCTTTCTTGATCAAGGGCGCGGTTCCCTGTGTATTAAATGTGCCTGCTTTGTCGTTGCCTTTGGAGAAAAAAACTGCGCTTCCGCTGTTTTCCATAAAGCCAATGGGGCCGGATATGTGTATTCCACTGCTCATATTACGGGTAGATTATTTATGTGAGTTATGAGAATGGGATGGATTTTTCTTATCTGGCCGTTCTTTAGTTCCAGGTTAATTGTAAAGTTGTAATTGTGTTCTGCTGATTTAGATTTTCCTCTTTTATTGACTTTATCTGACTTGTTTTCCACCATCAGGGTGAGCCTGGCTATACGACATTCGGCATATTGGATTATTTTTCCTCCTGAACCCTTTGCCAGGTCTGCGGTAAGACAGCATAGTGAGAGCCATTCACCGCTTTTAAGTATAGCCATGCATTCCTTTAGGTTAATCATGTTGTGAAAGTAGAAAGGAAGTGGCGTGGCAAAAAGGACACATTAAAAAGGAGGTATTCAATAGATTTTTCTTTGTTACTTTCTCTTTATGCAGCGATAGCGGAATAAAAAGAAAGTAATGAAAACTGACGCATCATCTAAAAAACAAATAAAAGATCATCCATTATAAAAACAGCCAATTTTCGCAGTGTAACGAAGAAAATTGGCTGTTTTTTTCGTAGAAGGAGTACAATAAAGCCCTAAAAATGCCTCTGTGGCATCATTAGGACGTTATTCCTGGCATATCTATAAACTTTTGATGAACTATCAATTATAAAAGTCCTTCATCTGAAAAGGAAAAATATCCATGTTCGGACAATATAATATGATCGAGTACGGCAATGTCTAAAAATTTACCTGCTTGTTTTATTTTCTCTGTCAGTTCTTCGTCTGCTCTGGATGGCTTAAGATTTCCGCTCGGGTGGTTGTGCGCTAAAATGATTGAGGTAGCAAGGACGTTTAATGCTACGGTAAAAATCACCTTCGGGTCTGCTACGGTTCCGGTCATTCCTCCGGAAGATATTTTTCTGAATCCGGTTACTACATTTGCTTTGTTAAGGCATAAAATAATAAATTCCTCAGTCCATCCAAAAGTATCTTGGTTAAATACTTCCCTTAGACATCGGGCAATATCTTCGCTTTTCCGTATTATTATTAAATCCTCTTTTAGTACTTTTTTGCTCCACCTTACACGAATTTGTATTTCAGGAATTTCCATTATTTGAGTTTTGTTTAAAAAAAAGGAGGTCGGTTTTTTCAGATACATCACTATTTGAGTTTTCCCGCCTCCATCTTTTCAAGGTTGTTAATTTAGTTTAAAAAATCACTCGCATTTTTACAAATATTAAAAGCTGCCTGAGTTTTGTCAAGCGCTGTTCCGTACATTATGGAATTGAGTTTTGCATCATCATTTTTAAATGACTTTACATTTTGGTAATATCCGGTTATTGCGTTGTAGACTCCAAAAAGGGTATTTTTTGTAGTGTCCATTTGCTGAGAGTCGGCGCTCTGTGCGTATTCAAAAATATCATCTACGATATTTGAATACTGGGCGCTAAATTCAAATTTTTCATCTCCGGTTACAATGGCTGTGAATACCTCTTTGTTTGGTGACATAGAAAGCTGTACCAGTTTTTTAACTTCTGCATCTGATAACCTAACTCTGCTCCATTTGTTAAAAAGGCGTTCAAGATCGGCGCTCGTATCGTTGGTAATAGAAATTATCCGGGCTGCTTCCTTTAACTTCATTTCAGCATTTGCAGTGTGTTTAATAAATACGCTGTTGGTGGCATTTCTTAGAGCCATGTTAAGGGTATTATTACATACTATTCTTGTTGGTGTTAGCGCTGCCATTATTGAACCTGAGCCATCATGTGAGGTGGTTAAAAAGATATATAATTCTATAATATCATTCCTGCCTATTTTCATCACTTCCGGCATTTTTGCAGTAATAAAAATCCTTTCACCATTACCCAGGGCGCCGGCGGTTTCGTATTTTATACCTGAGCCATCATTTACAAGGGCATCGAAAAAAGTAAAGGCTGTACGGTTTTGTACAACTTCATATTTACCTCCCACTATTCCCAAAAATTGCTCTGTGTCCTGCCTGACGGTTGCAAAGTGGGTGTTAATTTTTAATAGTTCTCCGTTACTACCATCTGTTAATTTGCCATATGAATAAAGGGTGCGTTTCTCTACTTCATAATTTAATCCGGCGTATAAAATAGCCTCTTCGCTTGTTGGGTAGTTCTGCACTATTTTCCCGAGGTTGTGCCACGCTTTTTCCTTTACTGAAAAAAAAGCGTCTTGGCCTGTCTTTGCATTTCTGTTAATATTGTGAGCCATAAAATAAAATTTGATTGTTAAAAAATTACCTGTTGAAAGAATTCTCGTTTTCATCAGCCAAAAAATTGTAGGCTGAATTTGCTTCATTTATCATCATATCGGCGCTGTTTAATCCTACTGTATAAGCGTTTGAGGAGCTGCCGTTGTTAGTCCTGTAATACCTTTCAAAAATTGAGATTGAAAAAATATATGAGAGCTGAGATTGATGCAGGAAATCTTTAGCGTTTTGGATGCAGTTGGCTTTATGTGACATTTTTAGAAGTTGTGAGAGTGGAAAAAAAAGGCAGGAAATCAAATTGACTTCCTGCCATGCAGTTAAAAAATAATAAGGGCGTTTACTTCAGCAATTTTCTTATTGATTGTTGCTTTGATCACGTTTACAACTTCGGCCAATACTTCGGTATTAGTCGTTGTGAATTCGTTGTTGTCGGCATCTTCAATAGTTAATTTATCATTCCGGTTTTCAGAACTGAAACGAAAGGCAGTAATTTTTTTAAGGCTGTCCATTAATTTCTCCCTCTTATTAATGAGGTCGGACAATACCTGTACTTTTAAAATCCTGTCTTCTAAAGGTGGGTGTTCTGCCTGTGGTTTTTCCGGTGCTTTTACTTCATCGGGCTTTTTGACTTCGGGAGTGTTGCCATGTGAGGGGGTGACATTCAAAACATCACCAACTAATTTACCTGTTTTTGTTCCTGTGGCTGTGATAATTTTCGCATTATCTTTGCCGTTTGCATTTTGAACCATAAAAGTATTTGCCTGTTTTGTTTGTTTTTAAATAGGGAGGTGGCGCTCCTCCCTATATATTGTTATCTACATAGTGCTTTTAATTGATATATGCTTCTGTTTGTTGCTGAGTCGGCGCGACCTGGGATGCCTGCGCTAATTTAAAGGCTTCATCTTTTGACTTTTCCTCTGCGAGATAAAGCGCGCAAATTGGGCTCATAAAGTGATAACCAACTTTTACACGTCCGTCATACAAGAATTTACTTCCTGCGTTAATTACTTTACCTGTCTGATAACAAGTTCCTGCGAATTTGGCTGTAATGATTTTCATTTTTTTGTTTGCCTGTTTTAATTTTTTTTAGATGGTAGGTGGCGCTCCTTCCCTTTGTATTTGTATATGTAATATAACTCATTTAGCGCACAAATCACGTTTTTTTAACTACTATTTTTAGTAATTTTTCTACCTTTTTTTGTATTAAAACCTTCCTTTTCAATGTGTTATATTTTGATTTTTTCAGAAATCAAAATATGACACGTTAAAAGTGCCGCCCACACTATAGACGAGAGACGAACGCCAAAGGGAAACGGCAGGCGTATATGTGGCGCATTATGGTGGCTATTGTGTGGCGGCCTGTGGTGCGCCGTGTGGCGCGGGTCCCTATGAATGCATAGCGTAGCGGTGCATTCAGAAAGACAGATAGCGTTCCATTATTGTATTCAATAAAATGGCGGCTCGTAGAGCGCCCCTAGGCTCAGCTTTGCTAGCAATATACTTTGGCTGTTAAGAAAGGCAAGTCAATGCCTGGAAAAGACTGGCCGATAGGCCGCCTTAATTTGTATTTGTATTTGCGAAGCATTAAGAAAAGAATTCATAGCTCCTGCGAAGCTGGTGCTTTGTCCTTATTGCTTTGCATTCATGCTCATTGAGTAAGGAGGAACGACGGCGAAATGTGTATGATGCTGTGAGCGTAAGCGAATAAATTATGATCATCGCTGGTTCGTTTCGAAGCTGTGATGTCGCTGGCGTTTGAGGCAGTGAAGCTCTCCGGATAAGAAGATCTCGGAGTGAGCGCAGAGATCGGAGGGAAGCCTAGCGGTCTTCGTGCCGGTGTGCTTCATCTGCCTGGCTGTTAGCGAGAGGGATTGAAGCGTAAATCCTTTTTGGCTTTGCAAAAAGATTGAAGCGTAAAGCCCGGTCGGAACGACGAGCCCAGGTTATTATATTAATTATTTTTATCTTATTAAATATCTTAATGGTACATACATTATAGTCGGACTTTATTGTATTACTTATTGTCATTGTCCTCATTGTATTCATCTTCATTAAATCATTGTTAGTTATCATCTTTAAACTATTAATATCATCATTGTTTTTAAAATTCATTGTCATTATATTTCTTAAATTATATATATTCATCATCAGTAAATTATTATTGGTCATCATCATTATTGATCTATAATTATCATTGGTCATTGTCATTGTAATACTCTTGAAACTCTTTCTACTACTAACTTTCATCAAGTAAGAATTTACATTCATCGTCGTAATTATCCTCGTTAAACTCGATAAATTATTATTCATTGTCATCATCAAATTATTATTATTGGTCGTGCTCCTGATCGTCGTGAATCTGTTATCATTGGTAAAGAAACATCAGCTTATATTGTTGGTCGTTCTTATAAGATTTATCGTTAAGTATGAGCTTACATTGTTGCTCGAGCATTTGCTTTTGAAGTGCCTGAGCGCCGGAGGCGCTGGCTGTTTGTATTGTGGGGTGAGCCGGCTTTGCCGGCGAATGTCTTTATAGAAATTCCATATACGCGAAGCGACAAGGAACAATGTGCCGTTAGAAAAATAGCAGCGCGAAGCCTGCTATTACTTTGGCGTTTGGCTGTTATGGAATAAGCATCACTAAGCGAATGGCTCTGGCTGTTTGGAGTGAGCATCACTAAGCGAACGGCTCTTGGCTGTTGGCTTTCTTTGCTACTTTCTCGCAGAAAGAAAGTAGCCGGTGCTGGCTGTTAATTGCTATGCGTGTATTATAAGATCTGAAATTTTATTATCTATTCCGTAATCAAGGCCTGATTCGAGTACTCCCCATATCAGCATATCCAGGGCATCCGAATAGTGAGTACTTTCTTCAGCAGGGAAGTTGGGGTCGTGTTCGCTTTTTTTATCCTTACCGAATCCGTCTTTGCGCTGTTCAGCTGCGGCCATACCTACGCTTAGAATAAGACTTTTACAGTTCTCGCGATTGATGCGTAATACTTTTGGATATTTGGTGTCCTCAGTAAGAAAGTGGCCATACATACGATATTTAGTTTCGTGTCCGGGAGCTTTGCCCAGGTACATTGGAATAACTATCCAGCCTGCTTTTTCAAGTGCGTCTATAACATCTTGGCATTTCTCAGTTTCGTTCTCGCCTCCTACTGCAGTGTGATCATACCAGTAATAAATAAGTTTACGCCGGTGATATCGGTAATAGGTAGTAAATTTTAAAAGAGCCTCCTTTAACTTCTCGGGGTAAAGTGAATGAATACCATTGAGGGCAAGAATTTCTTTGCCGTTATCCTGGGCAACTACGATGGGGTGAATACGCCGGTTGTAATCAAGTGCGATGTGTAGAGGTGCAAAAGTATTGAGGTCTGCGTCTTTCCTGCAGTCAAGCTCTGCGTTGAATGGGTCAATAGTTTTGTTATCGAAGTAGTTTTGATGTTCGGCAAAATAACCATGAAAATTCTCGTCGAAGTCAGGGTAAAATCCATCTTCAAGGCGAAGCGGCCGTAAGTTTAAAATTTGCGTATCGAATTGAAAAGTGGAAGTATCCCGGATTTGCTGTTTAATATAGTCTACTCCGAGCGCATGAATATTGTCCAGGGTGGAAGCTTCGTGGTAATATAGCAATCCTTTTCGAACTGAATTTATTTCTTCATCGATAGTTATAATTTGTTTATCAATTTCTTTTCTGCCGGCAGCATTAGTTTTCGGGTAGTATAGATTGATGAGCTGGAATTTTGCGAGTTGTAATTTCCAAATATCATTAACTGCGGCTTGGTCCATATCGTTGATCTTATCAAGGAGCCATCGGCCAGCCGTGCCGATAGGCATATCGCTTGTTAAAGTCATGCCATGGTGATATGGATTGCCAGCGAATGCGGGAATGATCCCTCTGTTTGCTGGCAATAGCTCAGTTTTCAGTTTGACTTCATTTAATAATTTTGCTTCATCGCCAATTATCCAATCTATGCTAATACCATTTGAAGAGCCTACTCTTTCCTGACTTACAATTTGAGCGACGGCGCCATTGTACCAGGAAATAAAATATTTATAGTCAAGCGGGGGAGCAAATGGTCCTTGCCAGTTCCATTTTTTTTTCCATTTTTCAGATGGTCTTGTGCCGACAAGAAAATGGTGATCCATAACATATCCGATCATTTGCCAGCCTCTGATCAATTCTTTTAAGGTTCGTGTAAATGCCTGTGTAAAAGTTGCGTTAAGAATAACGCCCGTGCCGCGGGGCATGGTCTTAAAATAGGATTGGGCACTTTTGGGTGCCAGTACTCCAATTGTTTTGCCAGTTCCTCGGCCTGCGATCAGGACTTCAGTTGGTGCCCCGATGATCATGCTTCGCAGCTGAGGTTTATTATAGTGAATTCTTTTATTCATCTGAGGTTTGATCAAAAGGAATGTCCTGGAATAAATCAGTTTTAATTTTTACTTTTCGTTTGGAGTTAATAGCTGCCAGGAGTTCATTCATGTCGATTTCAGGACTTCCGAGCAATCTTGGATCGAATACCGGTTCGAACGTATGGCCTTCGAAGTCTTCGCCTGGTGTTTGTTCATCATCAGGTAGCATTGCCTGAAGTGCAATAATATTTTTTTGAACCAGGGCAGCGGTTTTGATATCACTTACTTCGATGCATTTGCGCTTCATGTCTTTTGCGCTCTCTAATTCCAATTGGATTTCAAAAAGTTTATTAATATTGATAACAGTGGAAAAAATTTCCTGGGTGCAGTTAATATCATCGTAGACCTGGGAGACGCTAATGCTGTACAGTTTTTGTACCTGGTTAATTACTTCAAGCTTTGTATATCTGGCGGAAGCCAGTTGGTTGTAGATATATTGGTATCTATTGAGTTTTTTTTCCTGGTCTTTGGTGAGTATGATATCATTAAGCCGGTTAGAGAGAAATTGTTTGATTACCTGCCAGTCCCGGGTTTTGCTCATCAGTAGCTCAGCTGCTGAGAGTACCTGAGCGGATTTCATTTGCAGGAGAGCGGTTATTTTTTCGTTGTCTTTCATCGATCGAGCATTTTCATTTTGGAATTCATTAGCATTTGAGTTGCCATGGTTTGAGCTGGTGAGGATCCGGCTTTCGCAAGCTTCATTATTGCGGCTCTTAATTCAGTTTCGCTTAATAGTCTGCCGGCGTTAAAATATTGCCAGGTGGGAGATCCTTCTTCGAAGCATCCCTCAACAAATAATGCTATGTCTATTTCAAGGATAATTGCAATATCCCTTGGCGTGTAGAAAAGCGCGGCGAGTTTTTTTATTTCTTCGAATTCCTCCGGAGATATATCAGTTAAAGATTTCAGCATTTTCCATTACTTTTTTTATCCATGAAATATTAAATTCGGCGAGTTCTTTATTCATTGAGATTACTCCGGCTTCGATGCGTGGGTTACTTGTCCAGTTGGCGCTGCCAACAATGCTAATGGAAACATCAGCGGTTTTAAGAACTGTTACTTTTGCGTGTATGCCGGTGAGGTAGATTTTATTCAGGTTTAGGCTGGCAAGTTGGTAAACTTCCGGTGTTCTTACCTGCGCGCGGTAATCGAGCACCATATTAACGGAGGATATTTCTTTTCGATCCTGTGCCAGGATCAATTGCCTTACTGAAAATTCCCGTAAGGCATAGGTAGTTATAAATAACTCAGCAGGGTTGTATTGTTTTAGCAGTTGCATGATGAGATCATGCATACTCCAATCCCCATCACTGACATACCAAATTGATTTATGAGCAGCCAATGAATTAATGAGGGTCATAAGTTTTGTTGGATTTTTGCAAATCACAAAATCGTTATCATCAGGGGAGCTAAAGATCTGATCAGGATCTTCTTTTTGTATTGTTATTGATTCGGTTTTAAAGAGAGCCATCGTTTTTCAAGTTTAAGGATGTCGGATTGATGTTTTTGCAGTAGGCATATTCGCTCAGGTGTTTGTTCCCGCTTTTTAGTTTTGTTGTAATTTTTCCTGAGGTTGTCAAGCTTGCTTTTTACCAGGTGATCAGGAATGCTATCGATTTCATCGATTTTATTTTTTATAACCTCTGGCAGAATGCCATTAATTCGCACAAAGTCTGCCTTATCATACAGATCAGAAGCCTGGTTATAGAGATTTACTACACGAATGCATAGTTTGCTGCGCTGCTCTACCAGATCGGGACGGTTAGGGTCCTCGTATAATTCCGATGGGACTATGGAGAATAGGACTGCCCTATAGTTCATCGCTTGCTTGTAGGTGTTGTCAGCCTCGAGCTTACAAGCTGTATAAAGTTCACGATTTACATTTTCGGTGGGCGGTATGTTATTATCTGCAAGTTCGTCGGGATTTTTGGGTACTGCGTTTTTTGAAACTGTGGGCTCTTCTTTGACAATACTGGCCGGTTTAGGATTTTCAATAGTATGACCTGGTTTCGCTTCACTTTTTAGTGAAATGCAAATTTTTAATAGCTCCGCCTGCAGGCGTTTATAGCAATAAGGGGAAAAGCCTTTATTAAAAATTGCTTTTAAATCTTTATTCTGGCCGAGTTGGAAGTATAGAGAAGCGCCAAGGTTGTATTCCCTGGTGCCATTCAGCCATGCTCTTAACGTATCTAGCATGAATGCAATGTAAATCGAGGCGTTCGCCTTAGAAAGGACAGAGTAATTGGGATGTTTGGCGCGATTGGTTTTTCTACGGTAGTAAAATTGTTCCTAGATTGATTTGTGATCTTACCCAGTCTTTCATGCGGTCTAAAAGCTGATTATTGTTTTCGGCAATATCCGGGTTTAGAATTTCGAGAAAATAAAATTCATTGCAATATAAAAGGTTTGGGGAATCCTTGAAGTTTTGCAATGCCTGGTCGTCGGTTCTTAGTTTAAGGATTATATGCGGTGGAGTGGTGCAAAATATATAAAGATTATGTTCATTGGAGTATTGGGCACTGCTGGCAAGGAATTTCGGATATGGTCTTTTTTTTGACATTTTATTTGCGAATTAGTCAGGTCGCGCTCCAGCTTTATATAAAATAGTTGTTGTATTAAAATTGCAAGATATAAATATACAAAAAAACCTCCCGGTATCGAGAGGTTTTTGCTTTATAATCTGTTATTAGTCAGCAGGAATAAGCTGGGGCCCTCCTACCACGTCGTATAAAAGAATAGCGCCGTTTTGGTAAGTAACTTTTCCGGAATACCCCTTTACGCCATCCTTCGTAGTGCCCGTACTAAAGTCCAATTTCATATAGGCGAATACGCAATCGCAACCTAATTGATAGAAAAGGTTAGCTGAACAGTTGCTGTCCTTAGCCATTACAATTAACGGCGTATTTAAGAAATTTGACATTTGTTCGTGAAGCTCTGCGTAAGATCCAGCTACGAAAAAATCGTATTCAAAATCGAATTTGTTGAAGCCTGTATCGCCGATTGTTTTTGCATTCAATTGGTTTTTTTCAGGTGCACAAATGATTTTTACAAAACTTTTTGTGGCAAGGAATACGTGGGGAACTTTTACTTTTACCTGGTCGCCTTTAACGGTGAAGGGAGCTTCAGGGCATTTAATGCCGTCTACGTCGAAGTCATAGACCGGTGCTACCAGGATGTATTCAGATACACCGCTGGTGGTGTTTACTGGTTGGAGTAAGTTGGTGAAATTGTAAATTGCCATGGTTTTAAATTGATAGGGTTATGGATGAAATGTTTTGGAAAATTGATTTAAAAAGTTTTTGTTAAACAAGCTCGGTGAGTAATCCCTGGCCTTCGATTTTGATTATCGTTTCGATAAGTTCGAGATCTGTGTGAATTTCTTCAGCTGTAAGAATCTCAGCGCTACCTGGCAGGCAAAAAGTTGCAATATTCCAGCGATAATTTTTATCGCCGATTTTTACATTTGCCTTCGGGATTCTTGGCAAGGCAACAACTTTCGGGGCAGCTTCTTTTTTTTTGTCACTTACGAGCGCGTGCAATTCCTTTATTTGAAGGTTTTGCGAGTTTGTCAGGGTTTTTTGTTTTGCGAGTTCTTCCTGCAGCTCTTTTATTTGGTTTTCCATGATTGATTTTTGTATTTAAAAATTGTTGTTTCCGGACCAGCCGGAGGCCTGTTTTTTAAACAAGCTCCTGGTCGTTGGTGAAAATTAAAGCGTCGTTGATAAAGCCGATACCAAACCAGAAGTCAGTATAAACTTTTACCATCCTGTCCACTTTTTCTACTTCTACAATTTGCTTATTACTGCCTCCCTTAAAAGCCATAATTGCATTTTGCTTCGGTGTAGCCCAAATTTTTGTAGAGCCTGTCAAGCTACCGCGGCCAGCTACGACGTTTTGTTCAAAGTCCTGTACTGCCATCGCTTCAGCAATCTGAGCATAGTTGCTATTGTATTTTGTACGGCGGCCTTCTTTGTAGCGTAAAGCCAGGGCACGGCTCGCCTGTATTGTCATTGGGGTTTCCCAGTACAGTTCAGGGATGCTTTTATTAAATGTTTCCACCTGTGTAGCCCATGTAGAAGCGGTGGCGCTGGGCGCTCCGGTTACAATGGCGGTGGTAGTTGTTGCCGTGATCGCGGCGTTTATGATTTTTTTCAAGCCGTCGAAAGAGGCGCTTGCGGCTCCGGCGGTTCCCGGTGTTGGAGCAACGTAGGCAGCTCCGTAAAGGTTTTTGGTAAGGTCAGCCATGATCTGCCCCATTACATATTTTTCAATGAAAAATTTAACGAAAGGCCATGTAGTCCGGTCCAAGTTGTTTGAGGTCAAAAACGATATCCACTGNCTTTTAAGAGCGTCGGGGTAAAAGGATTCATCAACTTTTACATTGAAAAGCTGAATTGCTTTTGGCGTGAATGTGATTCCGCCTTTTGCAGTAAAAGCAGTTTGGAAGCTCTGCAGTACTTCAGCGTAAGCTGCATTTACTTCGCGCAGTATGGTGTCTTCGGTTTCAACGACGGTAAAATCGTTCATATCTACGAATGACTCGCGTAGCGTGTCGTGAATGTTTTGTTCGTTTTGTCCTGCATCGATGTAATAAGCGCCGAAGTCAGCAACAACCTGAGCGGAGGTGATAGTAGTAGCCATGGGATAAAATGATTATGGGTTTTAAATGATATTTGATTAATGACGTTTTATGCGTTTGTCTGCGAACTGGTTTGCAGGGTTGCTGTCGTCCAGGTAACTTGGTATTGGGGCCAGTTCTGTTACGATGTCTTCCTTTACTGTTATTACGGTGCCTTTACCACTTGGGGTTTTTCCCAGGGCGATAATCTGGTCCTGCAGGCCTTTGATCTGCGTAGTTGTTGCTATGCTTGTTTCGAGCGCCCTTGCATTGTCGGCGTTCAGCGTGGCGATTGTCGAATCGCGCTCTGTGATTGTAGCGTTTGCAGTAATCAACTCGGAAGCTGTGATTGAGGCGGTTTCAATGGTGGCCAGTGATGCCTCGATGTTGTTCAAACTTTCTTCGCTCAGGATAAAGCCGAGGTCAGTTACAGCGAATTCTGTTGCGTTGGCTGCGGCCAATGTTTTTTCAAATGCCATGGTATTTGAGTTGGATTTTTTATTAAGTGAGGTAAGAGAGAGCGCGCGATCATATACCTGGTTCATGGATTTTATGCCGTCGATCAGGCCAATTTTTTTGGCGTCTGCTGCATAAAACATTTTTCCTGTTTTCCATGTATCGCCTTTGATCTTGCCTGCTCTGTTGATGGATATTGTATTAATGAATTGCTCGGCGAGTATGGAGAGGTCGGCTTGTATTAGTGTGTCGTCTCCTGCTAGTGATTCATGGTAACCGCGATTTTTGTCGGTGCTCTGTGGTGCGTAGACTTCTTTAATAGTTAGTCCCTGGCTTTCGTAGTAGCCTGCCCAGTCTGCAATAGTTGTATATACTCCTATGCTTCCGAACTGGTCTGTTGACTGTGTACAGTAAATTTCATTTGCAGCAGATGCAATCCACATAGCGGCGCTGGCAGCCATACCATCATTTATGATGGCGATTACCGGCTTTTTGGAGCCGGCTTCTTTAATGGCTGCTGCCAGCATTGCTGTGCCGTCGGCTTGGCCTCCAGGAGAATCTATGTCCAGTACAATGCCTGAAATGTTTGGAGAGTTGGCGAGTCGGTTTATTAGTTTGGTTTGGTCAATCATGCCATAAGAGCACATATCGCCGTTTTTAATCATCGGTCCAAACATTGTAACTGTTGCAATGCTCCCGGGTTCAATATCTCTCAGGTTCGTGCCTGGCGATACGGAATAAATTTTTGTGGGGGCTGCAGTTGAGGAAAGGAGTGTCGCTGATTCCTTTTCGATTTTTGTATTCCCGAAGTCTACTTTCTCGCCTTTCATGAGGCCAGCTACTACGGGCAGGTGAGCTGTTGCCCACTGCCTGTTAAGAAGCCATTGGCCACGTAGGATTGCTGATAAAGTTGTAAAGCTCATAGGGGTTTCATAGTTCTTTAGGCTGTGAAATTGAGCGTATTATAATTCTTTTAAAAGGACAGAAAAGGCGATATATGTATTAAAACGCGCCGCAGGAGAATGAATTTTGATAGTTAAGAATGAGGGTGAATTGGGCTCCGGATGAACTGGCTGATGGTTTAAAGCCGTTTGTTCCTACGGCCGGAGCGCTGCCGGCGCTATCCCATTGGGCGTTTGTTGTTGCGTTTACCAGGGCTGCGAGAGAAGCTGCGATGCTTGTCGGTGTATCTCCGGAAACTGCTATGTATGTGGTGGTATGAGAGTAAACGGTGGCGTAAAAACTTTGTCCGGGTGTTATGTTTGTGCCTACCTGGAAAACCTGTGTTCTTGTGCCTCCTGGTCCGGTGTGCACTTCACTGATTGAGGTAATGCTTGGGGTTGGGGCTGTGTTGTCAGTGGTAGCATTATCGTAGTCAGTGGGGCTGTCTGTATAGCCTGTTGCCTGAGCCATAAGAGAATAGTAGTATGTGGTGTTAGCGTCGAGGCCGGTGTCAGTGAAATTGAAGCCGGAGCCATTGTAAAGTACGGTTGCGTTTACGCTCATGCCTGCGTCTTCTGCCCGGACGAGATAATAAGTTTCTGCGTTTGTTACTGCTGCCCAGTTTATATCTATGGAATCATTGCCGAGTACTGAAAGTATGAGATCGGGCTGAGAAAGGCTGAGGGCGCTAGAAGTTATTGCATCAGCGTAGCTGAATACGTTTGGTATTGTTGTGCCTCCTGTGGGTTGTAATCTGTACCAATAATGCTGATTTGAATCAAGGCCCTGGTCTGTATATACTGTTGCTGCAGAAGGATCATTTTGCAGTACTGTAACGAGGTTGGTGGTAAAATCTACGTCGGTTGCTCTTTCAATCCAATATCCATCAACAGAGCAGGCAAGATCAAAGGCGATACATGGAAAACAGGAAAAATGTTTTATGCAGCAGACGCCAAAAAAATTGGCCTGATCGACGGC